ACTTCACTGAAAGAAACTCCAGTTCGTGTAGCAACAAATGTTAGACCAATGAAGTTGATTGATCTTGCTGGTTTCACAAAGATGTCAGCAAGGAATTCATTACGATCAATGACATCTGGTGTATTGTTTGATTCATCACATATAACGAGGAAGTCTTGAATACCTCTCTTCGCTTGAACATCCCTTAGGAAAGGTTCAACAACATTGATGAAATTTGATCTTGTGCCTGCATCGTTGAGTTCAAATAGAACTGATTTTGCAGCGTTCTCAATTGCTTGCTCGATTGTGATGAATAATCTTCTCACATTTATGCGATCAAAAGCACTTTCAAATGAAAGGGCAGTTTTGTCACCAAATAATACGATGCCATCGCCAGGTTTAGATGTGATTGGGTTGATTCTATTAGAATACAACTGATCTCTAGCATCCTTGCCAGGATTGAATGCAAGTTTGATAGCGAAATTTAAGTTTCCTCTGGTTGTACCTGCAGGTGAGAACCATGGGAAGAAATCTCTATCTGTCCTTACCATGCAACCTGCTACGTCTGCAGAGGCAGGCATGTAAACAAACTTCTTATTGAATCTGTCATACACATACTGGAATCCAGAATCAAATACTGCATATGATGATGATGTGAGAGATCCAAAGAATGAAAGCACGTTGGATAATTGGGTTGCAGAGTCTGTGACATTTACCACAGAATCTCTATTTGGCGATATCACCGCTATGCAATCTTTTCTATCCTCTGCTAAAGCAATAAGTTTATTTGCCTTTGCTTGCTCTTCTTCTTTTGTTCCAGAACATCCACCTTGAAGTAAGAATCTAATGTCACTGTCAATAGGATCTGAAAACTTCTCGTATGCTGTAAGCACATCACCTAAAGGTGGATTGTAAAGACCAATACCTGTGTAGTCTAATCCACCTGTGAGTGAGTAACCTTGATTACCTATTGAACTGAACTTGATGTTTTTAGCGTCTTGTCCCCACGCACCTTCAGCACTTGTGATTGATGAGAATCCACTTGAAGCAGCACCCAAACCACCTGGTAAAACGAGTGTACCGTGATGAGCATCGTCTGATGCAGTTACGTGTTGTCCAGAGAATATAAACTCTGAATTTTCTGCTAAGAAATCTTTATAGAATATTGATTTACTTCCAGATGCTACAGCATCTTTCGCTTTGGATAAGTTTGGAAACTTCTCCAAAATTTGTCCGACATCTCCAGTGACTCCACCGCCAGCATCAATAACAACAACGTGAATAGCATCGTTGTCTCCATCTCTTCTGGACACATAATTGTTTGTTTGTGGTTTGTTGAGTACAGATCTCCATGTCACTGTAGCAAAATCAAAACCACCGTCTGCCACACTTGTAAGTATGTTTTGACTGTTGTACCAGTCAGCAGATGTGATTGTTGAACTCGATGCTACAGTAGATCCACTGTTGTTTACAAAACTAATCGCTGAACCAGTCTTAAATTCAAACTGTGTATTTGATTGATAGTCAACTAATTTTTCTACGCCACCTATAACTGTGCTAAGAACCTTGATATCTATGGTTGTTGCTGTTTTACCTGTGACCACACCTTTTAGAACACCTGATGCAGCAGAGGTTGTACCAACCCCAACAGTGACTCCTGTCAAGTTCTGTTGTACACCAAATCCAATGTCAATATCAGCAGCAGTATCACTACCCTCATATGTTGGTGTGATGATTTGATCGGCAGCATTGTCAATCACCGCTACCTTTATATTCTCTGCCCAGTGACCTGGATTTTTACCTGCAAAATACCAAGTTGTAGTATTTGCTTCGTTATTGTTGTAATCTTCTAACCCCTCAAGTAATAGGGTTGTATTTGCCAAACCTACAGCAGCGTTCGCTGTGTTGAGGTCACCACCCACTGATCTTACAACGTCTAACTTACCACCGTATGATAAGAAATTTGATGCTGCATACCACGTTTCGTAGTGATAATCTGTGGTACCCACGCCTGGTTTACCAAATATTTCAACTAATTCATTCTCATTGTTTACTCTGGTGATCTCGTTACAAGGTCCCTTTGCGAAGGGAGCAGCTATACCACCAACAACATTCAGAGTGAAATCCACTCCTCCTCTTGTGAGGTCTACCTCTCTAACTGAAATACCTGGAGATGCAAGTCTTAATGCCATTCTAACTCCCTATGGGTCCTTCTTTTTAGACTGAAATTATTTATAAAATCGAGTGTTTATCTTATAAATGATATTCCCACATAAAAGATCTGTCTCCATACTCATCTGCTTTTTTCCACCGATCCCCTTCTGCATCTACCTCTTCATAGTCCTCTAATCCGTCAAGAACAAAACCAAATGGTGCCATGTCTTGCTCTATAGCATTCTTTTGTTCTTCGTATATGCGTTTCCTTACATCCTGATCAGTCATCTCCTTGAAGTAATCTTGTGCGACTAACCATGAGAATATAACAAGACACATAGCAAGGTCATCGTTACAACCCTCCTCTGCCTCGAATGATTGTTTTCTTTGAATGAATGTAGTAAGTTCACTTATAATATTATAATCGCAGAAAATTAGTTTATCCTCTTCAACTAATGTCTTCAGGTTTGAACAACCAACCTTCTTAGTTGTAGTGCTCATCTTGACACCTAGTTGTGTTTTGACACCAGAGAATCCTGAACCCACAATCTGACCTGCTCTACCACGCATGGCAACCATGAGTAAGTTCTCATACTCTAGGTCATAGAATAGTATAGATGCTACCTGATCACCGATATCATTGACCTCACACAGGACATATGCATTATTGTATGCTGTTGCTACCTCCTCAATAACCGATGGGAATAGCATTGGTTTTATCTCATTGTCTCTATATGTTGCTACTACCTTGTATGGAAACTCTGTGATGTCAGCAACGATGAATGCACTATAGTCTTTAGACACACCTCTCGCTACGTCCACAGTCACAATATAATCTCTCTTAGGATATGGTCTCTCATACACAGACAGTTTTCCATTCTGTTCCACTGGTTGCTCGTACACCAGTGATTTAAGTTTTGATGCTGCTATCAATGTGTCTACAGATCCTAGGAATTCACACTCAAACTCAATAGCAAATTGCTGCTTACTCGTGTTCTTTATAGTTTGTTCTTTCCACTTAGCATTTCTACCTGGCACCTCAGACCAATGCACCTCCGTTGGCGTGTATTCATTCTGTCCTCGTTCAGCATCATGCCACATGCGATAGAAGTGGTTCATACCATGTGGAGTGGATACTATTATAACTTTTGTAGATTTACCAGAAGATATAGTGGGATACACAGACGCAAAGAAATCATCTGCAAGATGGTTTTGCACGAATGCGAACTCATCGAGGAAAATGATATTGAATGACATACCTCGAACTGCTGATGCAGAGGTAGATGCTGCTATTATTTTTGATCCGTTTTCGAGTTCCATAGAACCCTTATTCCATGCAACAATTCCTTGTTGCATCCACCTCGGCAAGTTTTCATACGCCAGTTGTAATCGTCCGAGGAGATCTCTAGCAGTCGCTGCTTTATTAGCGAGAATTCCGATGTTGACATTATCGTTGAAGATTGCGTAATGAAGAAGATATGATACCACTGTGGTAGACTTACCAGTCTGTCGAGGCATCTTACATATATTGAACCTATGTTTATGAAAATTTTTTAGAAGTTTCTTTTGAAACTTGTACATGTTGAAGTTTACCAGACCCTCATCCACGTTCACAATTTTTATGTGCCTCTCAGTGAAGTACACAGGATCTGATTTACATTTGATATACTCTTGAATATCATTTTCTGAAAATTCAAGTTGTGTATTTGCTTTTTTTAGATTCGGATTACCAAGATAAATGTCACTCATAGAATCATAATTTGTTTAGAAAATCCTTAAACGTTATACTTTCTTTCTTAAAACTTGTCTTACCATATGCATTCATAAGTCCTGTTGATGTATCTTTGACAGTATCTTTTGCTGCTTTGCCAACTTTTTTACCTGTATTAGAAGCAATATCTTTACCTGTTTTTTTTACAATCTTTTTTGTTTTCGTAAGAAGAGTTGGTTCTTTTTTCTTCTCATCCTTATCTGTGTTTTGAGATGTATTATTTGAAGTAGTGTTTTTCTTCTCAGGTGTATCGTTTAGTGGTTCTACAGGAACAGTGTTTTTCTTTGGATCAACAGTATTTTTACCACTGTTTGAAATTTTATTAGATGGAAGACCTTGTTTTTTACTAATAAGACTTTTGTTTTTATTATATGCTGCTGCCATTCTATCAGCAGTGGATGTGGTTTTTTTCACTGATTTTGCTGTTGTGTTTGCTACTTTAGACCCTGTTTTTGCTGCGACCTTTGCACCTTTAGCACCTGCTTTTCCAATCACAGCAGCTCCTTTTGCGAGAGCTTTACCTGCAATCAATGCTCCTTTTCCTAAAGCAGCAAGAGTTCCAGTGACGATTGCCTCATCTACTTTTTTATTTTTTTGTACCTTTTTAATGGCACGTGAAAGTGGTTTGTCCATATTTTATTTAGATCCTTTTGACATGTCCTTCAGCATTTTTTGAAGGTCGGATGTACTGCCCACGAACATAGCATTATTAGTAACAGACTTAGGACCTTTGTCCTCATCAAGTTCCTTCATCTTTCTTTGAAGATCCACTAATTTGTCTGTGGTGTCAGCAACATGTTTTATCAACTGACCTGCGACTTCATATGCCCTAGGGTGTTGTGAGTCTTGACATACGTCAAGTATTCCATTTACTGCCTCCTGTCCCTTCTCAACAAGATCGTATAATTGTGCACGACTATATTCATAATCCTTGGTAGGATCATCTTGCTCACTAGATTTCTTTGCTATTCTCTTTTTTTCACGAACAATTTCAGACTTCACATCTAGTGCTTTATCAATAGCATCATAAGA